TGATTTTACACTATTTGCACCACTTGTGTCGAGGTATGCGTCTAAAGAATCTTGTGATAGTTCTGCGTCCACTCTTGAAACATACATATAGATTGGAATGTTGTAAATGTCTGAGCCACGAGACATTGTTGAATCATATTCCAAAGAACTCATAACACCAACAACTGCCGTTGGTGGCTCAATAGAATCAGGTACAAAAGAATATACACTTAATCCTGAGATTGTTGCTAATCGAGTTTTTAATCCGTCTCGTATGTTGGATAAACTTGCCATAGGTAATACTATAACAAACTTTTAGCAGATAGCTGACGCTTCGGAGTTGATTGCTGAATGAATGAAACAAAGCGTCAGCTTCTTATCTGCGTTGAATTAAACAGGGTATTTGATATTCAACTCTTTTATCTTAGTATAAAAATAATTTAATTATCTTCTCCAAACAAATCATCAAAACATTTAGGGTGTGAGCCTGAGATAATCTGTTCCCATAAAGATACATCTAGGTAAGGGAAGTATTCTCTCACTTCTTTGCGTGGATTATCCCACATAAATTCGTGCCAATCCTTCCTAATAACTTCTACTGTTCCTTCTTGGCTACAGATAATACATCTCTGCGTTGGAACAGTTACAATGTCATCTTCAACAAATCTATTCATATACTGAGTTGTAGTCAAAGTCTGTTTCTGTTCTTGTAGGCTTAGATGACCTTGACAATTTTTTTCTTTAGGACATCTGCAATTAGTTATCATCTTTTAACTTCAACTCTCTAATTTCCATATTCATATTTGGGTGTATGCCTTTTAAATCATCTTTAGCCTTCGTCAATGATTCTTGCCAACTATTTACTATGTATGTTTTTTTTCCTACAAAAGTTACTTCGTACTTCATTATTGTTCTTCCCTTTTTATTAATCCTATTTCTAATTTTCTTTTGAGCAGTAATCTCTCAGCTAGGTCAATTTGTTCTTTTGATTCTAGGTGTTGGAATAGTTGCTCTAAGTTTTCAAATATTGTCATTACAGACTCACTTTAGAATTACCCCTGTAAAGTAATTCTTTTTCTTTCATTTCTATAACATCTTTTATTTTTATACCGTGAATAGTTTTTGGATTAGGATTTCTTTTATCATTTAATCTACTTTCTAAAGTATGCCTAATTTTTGTTCTTGGTGTTTCTATATTATTTAATCTTCTTTTTTCAGAATTTATTTTATTTCGTATCTTATTTTCTTCTTTAGTTCTAGTTCTTTTAGCATTTTTAATTTTTTGCTTATCCCTAGATTTATCATTAGTCCAATAAGTTACTGTTGCAGATGATATATTATAACTGTCTGCTATCTGCTGAAGTGTGAAACCAAGAGACCTAAACTCACGCATATCTAGAATATCTTGCTCATTAACTTTATATCTGTTATCTGTCATTCCATTAATTTTCATTCTTCAACTCCACTTCATCTCGTTCAATTTCTTCTTCGCATATTAGACATTCAATAGCTGACCAAGACAAATGTGTAACTTCTAATTCTTTGACACACTTTGGACAATCAAACTTGAATGTCGTTCTCTTTTGGTAAATCATTCAACTCCTTTTTTTATAATTTATCAACTTGATTGGATTGTAATTTACGATTTTATTGTTGTCAATCTTCTATTATAAAAATCTTAGATTTGACAAGTAGGAGAGTTTCTGCTATCGTAGATTATGAATGAAAAATATAAGAGGAGTTGAATTGAAAAAATTTACTTATCAAGTCTTGAAATCTTTTAAACAAGATTACACAGACATTCAAAACTTCCAAGACGCAGAACTTGTTTTGGAAGATACTATCGAGCTTGATTGCTCAGGATTCTCAAATCCTTTAGAAGTCCTTTGGGCTTGGACAATCAGAGAAGCTCGTATCTATAACAAAAAAAGAACAGAGCAAGAGACAAAAGAGTTCGCTTACTTTGTTCGTCAAAAACCAATTAGAAATCTTCAGAAGGGAGAAGAAGAATGAATGATTTAGGTTGGCAAATCCGTAAAGGATTAAATGATTATGTCAAAAACCAAAACAAAACTATTTATGAATGTGATGTTTGTGGTGTCAGATACACAAATTATAAATTGTTTGATAAACACATTATGTGGCGAGAATTTTACAATGACGATGAATATTGTAAGTAAGAAGGGAGAAGAAGAATAATGGAAGATAAATTAGAAATGCAAGACGCACTAAATAATCTTTTTACTGTTGATGAAAGATTAGATTTAATTGATGATGACACTTTTTGCAAGTTATACGATATTTTATTAGCTCTTGATGAAGAAATAGCAGACGCAGAAGAAGGAGAAGAATAATGGAAAAAGTAAAGTGGAATAATAGGGAAGATTCATACAGTAATCCTGAGTGGGCTTATGACGGCATAGCTCGTCCTGTCTCTTGGAGTCTGTATGGTGGCAGAGATGAAGTTGAATCAAAAACAACTCACAATAAAAGTGCTAGCTTAAGTCAGCTTAAAAAGAAGTATGACTTAAAATCTTTTGGATTGTGGAGTAAAGATATTCCTGACATCAATAAATTACAAGTTGGAGATATTATACAGTTACCACATTATGTTGGTAGAGGTTATTACGCAACAGGTAATGATGTATCAGGGTCAGTAGAGCTAAAAGTCAAAGAGCTTAGAACTGTTACTGATACAGAAGTAGTGGAGAGTTCTAATGGCTCAAAGCGTACTAAGAAATCAACTAGAAAAGTTGTAGGTGTTGAATATCATAGTGGCACTAAGTTCTATGATTTATTCCGTAGCTCAAAGAGAAGGCAGTATGGTAGCTATTATCGTACAAACGAAAAACTTACAATATGGCTTACTCAACAAAAACTATTCAACTTGTTTTTAATGGACGGTGGATTGTGTCCTTTAAAAAGAAACCAACAAGATTGTATGGTTTGCGACAAATAGTTCACACTTAATCGGATTGGAAGCCCACCGTTCATTCGGTGGGTTTTCGTTTGTCGTTTAAAAAATTTTTTTGCTTACCGTTAAATCGAAGGTTGGATAACTTCGTCAGGTCTTGGCTCACGATAGATTACATTACAACGACAGTTCACAGTTTCTTTAGCAGAGAGATTTGGTGCTTTAGGATATAAAGCTCGTTCACTACCAACAGTAAAGTAATCATCTTGTCCTACGACTTGACCGTCAGCAGTAATGTGCGAATCTCTTGAGTTGTTAAATTGAGTCTGCCATTCTTTGACAGTAATGAGTCCTGATTTCTCAACTGCGTCATATTGACCAAACTGACTTAACGCACCACCTTCAGTTCTTGCAATCGTAGAAGCTCTACCCATAAACTTTTTCGGCAACACATTCTCAACTTGTCCTGTAATGTATTCGTACATTGTGTCTCCACTCAATCCAAGCTCAACTGCTTCGTCAATACTTCTTCTGATTGTTCTATTCAAATTAGCTTTAGTTGTTTTTGCTAAGTCAGGCAGAACTGAATCTAATCTATCATTGACAAACGCAACGGCTTGTCTGTTGTATCGAGTTCTAGGAACAGGAGAGATACTACTTGGAATAATATCTCCACCACGAAGTCGAATCGGATAGAAACCTTCATTCACAACTTGGTTACGAGTTTTCCTTCTGTTCTTATAAGTAAACAAATCAGTATCTTCTAATTCAGAATATCCTTTAAGAGATTCAGGTAAGAGAATACCAAATTGGAATAGCTCAAAGTCATAGACTTGTGATAAGTAGATATCATACAAATCTAGTTTCCATTCGTTTGTAGTATCATCAATTATCTTATTTAAAATCGGAGATTCTCCCCTCAAAACAAAATTTTTGTACGCAGGGTTGTCTTTGCCACGCACCATACTTCTCGTGATTTTTTGAAACTGACTACGTAACAAACCGACATAGTAATCCGTATACCACCGTTCCCAATTCCGTAGCATAGCGTCATAGTTCCGATAGATACCTTGCTTTACTTCCGTAGATGTAAGACGACTTGTTCTGTATTCTGTATCTGCTTGTTCTCTTAGCTTATGCCTACGCACTAGTTCTGAAGCTGACTTCTCTATTTCGTCTCTCTTGTTCATAGCTCGTACTAACTTAGAACTCCACCTTTGTCCTGCGTTGCCACCCCATAGCTTCCAAGCGATAATGCCATTAGTAGCTCTATCAGTTCTTCCTGCGAAGTAATCTCTAGCGTCTTGTGTTTGTAAATCTACTTCGTGGCGTGGGAAGTACCTAGCTATGTGTCGTACCTTCTCAGGACTTACCTTTGTATTGGATACGAGATACCGAGCCGTTGCCAAACCAACGCTAGTACCACCACGACCAAACTCTTGTCGTAGTCGTAGTCCTTGTTCGGCTTGTGCCTTAACTCCTTTAGGTATCGAGAAATCCAAGTCATCGTACTTTCCTTTTTTATCACTTCCACTTACGCCTATATCCACATTCCGACCAATACCAAGAGTATCTAAATCTATCTCCGTACTAAAGACAAACTGTCTTATATCCGAAACACTATCTTCAAAGATATAACTATCTATCTGTTCTTTACTATGTTCTATACCGTCTATATCAGTAAGAGTATGCTGAGTATCTATTGCGAGGTTTTTCTTAGAGCTAAGTGGGTGGTTACTAGGTAACAAGTCTGTATCGTAAGGAGTTCTTTTAAACTTCCCATTCCTTAAAGCGTATAGTAATCCATTTACTCTTGCATAAGCCCATTGTTCAGCAGATGTAACATTACCCCTTACACTTGCAGGATTAGTTGTATATGCACCTATTCCACGCAAGTAACACGCTTCTAACATTCTAAAGGTAGCTCTGTATCTCGGCTCATCAGCATTATGTTCTTCTACTTTATTGCGAAGGGTTTCTTCAACAGAAGCAGATACTTGTTTCATCTCATCTCTAAAATCATTTATCTTACGCAATCTTGATACTTCTATCTCTACAGTTCTATCTGTTTCTTGGTGCGACCCATTATCTAATATTGCCCAAACCTTTATTCTTGCAGTTTCATCTTCTGAATTGAGACTTGAAATTACACCGTGAGCTATGGAATCTTCTTGTGGTGGTTTTGGTATAGACCAACTAACCGTATCGCCTATACTTAAATCTTCAAGCCGTGCCATAGGTTGTTCTATCAGCAGGTCTAAGGTTTTCTTCTAAAGCCTGTTCATATCTCTCGTGTGTTGAACAAGGCATATAAACTGTATTACCGTCTTTATCCATTGAATGACTACCTTCACAACCTAACATCTCTGCTCTAGCTTCAGCTTCTTCTTGCGTTGTAAAGACATCATTACCAACCATATCTTTTGGATTATCACTAAATCGTTCTATCTGTCTAAGTCTTATATTGGCGAGTTCTCTTGTTGGATAGCAACCCATATTCCTACCTGTTTCTGTAATAACGCAGTATTCTCCGTCTATCTCTTGTACTACTTTAAATTCAGCACCACCGAATCCTGCTTCTGATATAGCTTCAGGAACTTCATCTGTTTGTTCTTCCTGTTCTACTCCACTTGGTTGATAGTCTCGTAACATATTTGCAGGTACAGAAACCTTCTCAGCAGGAAGTAAATAGATATCTTGCTCAGGTGTAGTAGGTAATCCAACGCTTTGTCTTGCTTCTGCTACTGTTACCCAACCACCTTGTACTGCTAAGTTCATTCTCTCGTAAATCTCATTAGTATCTGTTTGCAAAGCTCTTACATCTGTATAGTCATATCTAGCTTCTAAGTTATCTGAGTTAGGGTAATCAATCTTTAATATCTGATGTGATATCTCTTGTGCGACCATATCCCATAAAGGAATGAGCTTTTGTTCTGTAAAGAACTCTCGCAAAGTCTTAGCGTTTGAGTATGTCGCATATTTCAAGCCCACTTCCATTCCTGCAAGGATAGAAGGAACACCAATAACGGCAGATACTCTAGCTTCAAACGATTCTCTTAAGTCTCCTATCTCTAAGTCTTTAGGACTAAAAGCAAGTCTCTCAATATTAACTCCACCTGATAAGACCAATGGCTTACCACGATTCTGTCCACCTGTTCTTCTTTGGAATGCTTTAGAGATTGATTCTCCTTCTTCTTCTGTTAAACCATATTCATCTTTAGGAGTAATCATAAAGCTAGGCACACCCATATTCGCTAAGATTGATGTAGCCATTTGTCCTGCACTCTCATCTCCATAAATCTCTCTTAATAATGTTTTTACAGGCGAGAAACCTTGTCTATGGTTTTCAGGGTCTAATCCCATTCTAAAGTGAGCAACCATATCTCTACTTAAGTTAATCTTTTGATTCTTGACTTGATACTCGTAGTATTCAATTAAAGTCTCATCACTTCCCTTTGGAGTTACATTTTCAGGCATTAAAGGATATAAAGCGACTAATTGTCCTGCTTCATTCTTTTGTTTTAGTAAGTAAGCGTCTCCTGATATATGCATTGATTGTACTAAATAGTTTTGTACAACATCTCCTGACATATAAGGATTTGGTCTTTTAAATAACATTGTGAGCTGATGATTAGGTACAACATCATATTCTCCTACTTCATTAAGCTGAAATACTTTTAATTGTGCTTCTGAAAATGATGTACCTAAGACTTGAAGGCACGAAACTACTGCTGAGTTAGACGCACCATTACCTAAACCTTGTACATTAAATTGACCTGCTGATGTCTGATAACCTTGTATGAAGGAACTATTCTGTGGGTCAATACCTTGTCTAAAAAAGTTAAAACCTGTACTTCTTTTTTGTTCTGAGTTTCCAAAGACAACTTCTCTGAAACTTCTTCTCTCTGCCATTATTCTCCTTGTAGAGCTTTGTGCAGTAATGGACGCAACCCTTATCGGCACTACTACACTCTGCTCTAATCTTACATTATATTAGAAAACTTTTATACTTTTACGCACTTTAGATTCTATCACGGCATACGCAAGGCTATCAACAATATCATCGTGTTCTGCTTCAGGGAATCTTAGCAGTTCAGTTTGTACATCTCCAAACCACGCTGAGTTCTTAGGGAAGAAGATATCTCCTGATTCCATACGAGCAATCAAAGGATATGCTCTTGATACCTTATCTCTGTCAGCTTTAAGCGACTTAACTATCAATCCTTCTCTCTTAGCCATTTGAATAAACGCCAACTGATAACCTGCTCTTTCAATTCCGATATACGCCAAGTCAAATGTTTCCATTTTTCTTCGTAGTAATGGCAGTAAATCAGGTGCTTCCATTCTTCGTCTGTCAATGTCCAATACGAGAATCTTACCTTCAGGTGTGATAGCAACTGATGTGATAACCGTAAAGTCTGCACTTTCTTTTGTACTTGTAGCCAAATCCACAGTTGCATATCGTCTGCAATCTTCCAATCGGCATTCTTTGTCTTTATATTTGTAATAAACTTCCATATATTCATTTTTAGTTTCCTTATCAATACTTATTCGTTCTTCTATCTTGTAGTGGTCAAACCAATCTGCTTTAAATAAACCACCACTAGCTTCAATAAATTGAGCTTCATATTCTTGAGCAAACAAGAAACTACCTATCTCTTGCTTTGCTGATTCTAATTCAACAGGGTCAATGATTGGATTTGTGTATGTTGGGTAAGTAAATCTTGCCCAATCATCTAAATAATTTGCTTCTGAGTAGAGTTTCTCAAAGAAGTTATAGCCTTTAGGTGTGCTGATGAATAATGCACTACCCTTCTTCTCTGTTAATGCAGGTCTGATTACTTCTGCCCAAGTCTGTGGTTTCATAAAGGCACACTCATCTAAAACAACAAAGTCGAGACCTGCACCTCTTAGCTTCATTGGGTCATCTGCTGACCTAACTTGAACTGAGCCACCTGTTGTTGTAATAATTGTTCTCTCAGCTTCTTTGACCTTTATTCCATATTCAATACCAATAGAACGCAGGTCTGCCCACGCTTCATTAGTCATTGAGTAAGAAGGTGCAATCCACCAAGCTCTTTTACCTTCCCAAGCGTATTTAAGACATAACCAAACGCCAAGTTTAGTTTTACCCCAACGCCTTCCTGCTGATAGAACTGTAAAACGCTTCATATTCTTTACAACTTCCATTTGAGCAGAATGTAATGGTGGCAGTTCTATGTCTAAGCCTGAGCTGACATTTGCGTCTAAAGATGATTGCATACTTACTCCTGTGAGTTAAACCAAGCCAAGAATGTTTCTATGGTCTTGGTTGAGAGTGGGAAGGAATTATAGAACATTCCATAATCTGTAAATACAGGCATAAATACTATTGCAGGTACTTCTTCTATGTCTATAATTTGTCCTTCAAAAGCCACTTCTTCAAAAATTTGTTCTTCGACATCTTCCATATCAAGTGTTTCAATGATGTCTGCAAAGGCGTTATTTATTTCTTCTTCATTCATTTGATTCTTCCAATTCATTAGGCTCTATTATCTCGCCTTCTATAACTTCTTCATTATGTTTATCTAACAAGTTGCCGTCTGCCCAACGCAATCTAACTTTTGGATTATCTTGATTCTCAATGGCAACTGTATCTCTTTTACCAAACAGATGTGGATATCTTCTCTCTAAATACCAAGCGTCTGCCTGCCAAGAGCCATTCTCTCCTGCTTCTTCAATTCTTTTTATTCTTCTCTCAATAGCTTTAGCTTCTGCAATTTGTATTCGCTTCCAAACTTGGTCATAAGGTTTAATACCTTGTTGCCCTTTTTGTTTCCAAATAGATAAAGTAGAAGTTCCAATACCAACAGATTGACAAGCAAGATTCACATACATACCTGACGCAATTGAATCGCATAAGGCTTGTACTAATTCTTCATTATGAGCTAATGTTTTCTTGGGCATAATTACCCATAATAGCAAAGTCGGTTTCAAAAGAAACCGACCTGCAAGATTTGTTAGATTAAATTATTCCTAAGAATACTTTAAAGTTTTTTATTGAATACTTTTCTCCATTTAAGAAAACATTAAAATTTGTTTTATTAATTTTTCTTAATTTGTTGTTTTTAAGAAATTCAAAACCTGTAATTATATTTTCTTTTATTTCAAAAATATTTTCATTGTTTTGAAAATAATAAATAGTTTTATTAGTTCTGTTTAACTCATAAACAGTTGTAATTTTTCCTTTAGTAACAATAGGCAAATTATTATATGAATTATTAAATCCTTGCAATCTTGTAATATCATCTTCTAAGTTACTAGTTTCAACTAATTCATAACCTTTAGAACTTAGTGCTTTTTTTATTTCATTCATTTGCATACTTAATTACACCATAATCTTAGATTTATGTAAAGGATTTATTTGTTAAATTAGGTACAAAAACCACTATATATAGTATGTTTTTAGGTTTTTTTATTTTTTTTGTAAAAAATCTACTTTTTTTGCTCTAATTTGCACACAATACAATACAAAAAGAAGTCGTGGTCTATGAACTTATGTCCTTGTTCTTCGCATATCAATTCAGGATTCTCTGCCATTTTCTTCTTGCGTACTTCATCTTGACCTAGAGCTTCAAACTTACCAAACCATTTGTTAATTGCGTAAGGTGTTACATCAATCTTATTCCAATGCTTCTTATAGGCGTTTATAGAGCCTATAAGCATATCTGTAGTAACTCCTGCGTCAGTTAGCTCTTTGCATACTTTAAACCAACCTGACTTCTCTCCTTGCGTTCTAGGAGTATATCCAAGCTCATCACAGAATACCTTGTAAAGAGCTTTGCGATTTCTTAAGACTTCTTCATCAATCTTCTTTACTTGTGGAGTATCCACATCTATTGGTTTTAGTTCATTGGTTATAGTTCTATGTACTGTCTCCGATACTACCCTTGTATCGTCTGCAATACTACCCCTTGTATCATCAACGATACTACTAGATGTAGTGGTATCAGATTTAAGATATGGGTTGCTTGTTTTTAGATAATACATATTGGTTTGCTTTGCATTATCTTTAAATCTATTCTTCTTCTCTATTGCACCAATATCAATTAACTCATTAATCAGCTTGTGTGTATTAGCTCGACTTACTCCAACTCTCTTTGCCAAAGTGGTAACACTTGGATAACAAGAGCCGTCCTTCCTATCTGCATAAGTCCATAAGATACAATAAAGATTCTTTGCTCTTGGGCTAATGTCTGCGTCTAATATCCATTCAGGTATTATTGCAAAGTAATTATCTGCTTCTATTTTCATAATGTCCTAACTATGCTTAAGTGAGTACCTGCGTCAAGATACTCACTCAGCACCGTACTATACCAATTAGAAGGGAGTATCTGAATTGGTAATCTCGTCCAATGATTTAGGTTGCACTAACTCTTGTGGTTTGTAGTTAGTCATAATCTCAGCAGGTGGCTCATCAGACCAACTTGCGTAAGGGTAACCATTGTTACCACCTGTACATTGTTTGTTACCACATTTAAAGTTAGGGCTTTTGTCAGACTTCTTGTCTGCTCTGTTGTCGTACACCTTAGACGCACAAGAAGGGCATTTAAACTCTCCTTGACCCACGCTCTTTGTAGATATTTCTGTATTATCAGTTATATTCTTCTGTGGGCTTGGTTGCGTTGCAGGTGTACTAACAACAGGATTCTCAGCGACTTGAGAAAACGGATTGAGAATCCAATTCTGTAAAATCTCAGCAGTTGCTAATATTTCATCTGTTGTTTCAAAGAACATATCAGAATGACAAGCTAACTCTATTGCACCTTTTAAAGCGACTTGTCTTGATATTAATTTATCTTTGCTATCCATTTACCAACTCCTTTGCACTATTAACTCTTGCTTCTACCCAATCGTTGTTATTTCTCCATTCATCTAGTGTTTCTTTTTTCCAAACAGGTGTTGCTTTTAATTGGTAGTCAGGCGAAGGTAGTTTTCCTTGAAACTTCCATTGGGCTACTTCTTGTCGAGTAACTCCAAGCCAAGCACCAATCTCAGCAGTACCTAATATATCTTGCGTCATTTATTCTCCTTAATATATTCTGCGATATTTATTTCTTTACCCTTTGCCAACTCTGAATATAGTGAGTCTAATTGACTACTAATTTTATCTTCATTAACAAACTTGTGTGGGAATAGTTTTAATGCGATTGTTTCTATGACCATAATTAAGATTCCTAATACTGCAAATATTCCAAATCCCCAAGTCATCAACCAAATAAATTCTAATTCATTCATTCTTGTTCTCCTTCTAATACTGCTCTCATACTTAATTGGAATTTAAAGCTTGAGAACTTATCTCTATTCTTATCTGCTACTGCTTTTAATATATCAACAGGTATTTGATGAGAGAATACAGGCTCAAGGTTTATCCAACCAACTGCCTTGAAGCTCTTACCATAACTTTGTTCTACGACAATCTCTACCTTGCCTTGAACAAATCCTGTTAATGTTATTCCTTGTTCCATATCAACTCCTTTTTCAATACTTTATTTATATTAATCTCTGATTAGATTTATGCAAATCTTAAATTATTTTTTTTAAACCGTTGTGTAAAGGTACTCATAAATGTCGCCTACTTCATAATCATCAAATGGAATTTCTACTGTATAGTATTTTCCAATCTGTTGTGGTTTCTCCATAGCACCATATTGCATAAGTCTTGGAGAGTCATACTTAAGATACCCTGCCTTAATCATACACTTAATACAATTCACTCCCTCGCTAATGTCTAGTGCATAAGCTGATTCTTTATAGCGAGTCTTAAACTTTGTGCCACATATTGTCTTTACAAAGAATGGGTGGATATCATCAGTAAAGCTAATGTCATCAAGGATATGTTCCTTACCTTCTTTGTTGTTACCGTCTCCAAACCAATATGAGTCTTGAGCTTTGAGTGTTTTGAGTTCTGTTAGTTTCATTCTTTTTCTCCCTATATTATGTTTATCTCCGAAGTTTTAGTTCAAACGACAAACTTTTTTTTCCCTATATAACCTTATGTCCGAACTTTTGTGAAATTTCCGATTTTTAAAATATTTTTTTAATATTTTTTGTTTTGAGTTGAACTGTAATAATATTCATCTCCAACTTTGTAATGCTTAAATTCTTTGATGACATAATACCAAGTCTCACTCATTCCAATACTTCCATTGGTATTAGAGTTGTGAGTTTTTCTAGTTTCTTTACGAAGAAGTCCTAAGCTATATAAACACTTTGCACAAACAAAGTTTTTATCGTATTCAAAGTTTTGAATGTCATTACCAAATGCTTTTACCCAAAACTCTTTACCACAAAGTGAAGTATGATTATCTGTTTGTTGAAGTGTCTTTAAAGATTCTTTGTCATAATTAACTATATGTCTCATATTGCTTGTTTGTCTTGAGAAATAAGCAACATTAAGTTTTGATATATCGCCATTGTATATTTCTTTTTGCATACTTTTTTCTGTAACTTCTTGCCCTGTGTAGTTTGTATAGTTTTTGTTTGTCATCTTTTTCTCCCTCTAATATAGATATACGCAGACTTTTGTAATTTTTGGAATAGTTTTTTATTTTTTTTATTTACGCCTAAGACTCGCCTAAGACTACAGTATCTTTAAATTATCCCAACCGTCTTTAGTAACTGTCATTGTTACTACACCTGTTGATGTTGAGTAGCCTGTTCTTGTTTGGAAGTCAGTTGAAGGACTCATAGCAGGTACTCCCATTATTGTTCTGCCACCTTGTTCAACGGCAGTAAAGTGATGATAATGTCCGTGTACAATCATCTTGGCTAACCCTACAGGATTATCTCCTGCTTCATTTAATCCAAACATCTGACCCTTCCACCAATTCTCAATCTTCTTTGCAGGAGTTCCACCACCTGCCGTAAGATGTCCGTGAGTAAAACCCATTAAGAAACCTTTTACATCTAACAAGAGATGTGGTGCTTCAGGTACAACTACTTTGATATTTTTGTAGTTAGATTCATACACCAAGTCTCCAACTTGTTCTAGAATCTGCAAGTCAAGGTTATCTAATTCTTCTGTTGCCATACTTTGCTTACCACTTCTGTTTTGTCCGTGATTAGAAGTTACACCTGAGAGAGTTACTGTATAGTCTTGGTCTGCAAAGTTCTTTACAATTTTCCAAAGCAATCTTCTTGCAACTGTAATTTGGTCTCGAAGGTGCATATCGAGATTCCAAATTTGGCTCGAGTACCAACCTGACAAGCTACAGTTTTCGACAATATCGCCAAGTCCAATGACATACACTTCATCAATCTTATGTCCACCTTTTTTTAATTCTTTAAGTCTTGCGTTTGCAGTATCAAGAGAAGCTAAAACTTTACTAACAATATCTTCACTACCTTTACCGTCTCGTTTTCCTAATTGATAATCTGCTACATAATACATAAATGCAGAATCTCCTTTGAGTACATCTGACTTTTTAGGTTTATGAGATTTAATTTCTTTTAAGAGCTTCGCATAATCTGTATCTCTATCAGGTACTTTTTTTCTGATGTCAGCTTTGTAGTACCAAGCCTGTTGGACATTACCGTCTCCCATATTCATATCCCAAGTTCTTACTTGCAAATTTCCGACCACTTCATATTCGTTAGGGTCGAATCCCCATTCACTTAGTAAGGTTGCAAACTCAGGCTCTTGTTCTTGTGTTCCACGAGATACTAATGTACCTTTGTTTGTCTTTGGGTTGTACTCTGCGTGTGGTTGCCAACCTGTTGGATATTTTTCTTTAGCTAATGCTTCGTTATGTTTCTTGTCGTTGTAGCGTTCAAGAAACTTATTTAGATTTTCTGATTCTTTGTTTTTGCTCATTGATTCTATTACTTATTGTTTTTGCAGTAACACCTGTCCAACCACACTCATCAATTAACCAATCAACTAATGCTTGAGTATCGTTGTAACCATTCTTAAGAGCAGATAATACTTCTTCCCATTCAGCTTCACGCTTCTTAGTAGAATAAAAGTAACCACGCTTCTGTGGTTTTCTCTCGTAGGTTTCGAGATAGTCTTTAAGTGTCATATTGCGTCCTGTTTTACTTACTCAAATTATAGATTATAAGTGCGACATCAAGGGTATTTTAAGGGAATTTCTCAAACTTTTTTTTATTGTTCCCAAGTTTCAAGTAAAGCAAAGACAACTTCATCTAACTTATCAAGCTCTACTACAACTAATCCATTAGAAGTTCCGTCAGGCATAGCAATAAACATAAATGGTCTTGTATCTCCTATTGCAACATTCTTATCAGATTGTTCTTTTGCTTTTTGATATTTAGTCCATAAGGTTTGTACTTGCTTACCTGCTTTGACTTCTACTCTGACTTCTCCTTGCCAAGATTCTTCATTACCCATTTGGCTTCTAAACTTTGTATCAGGTATTCTCAGTTTCTTCCTTGCTAGGTTTTGTTTCCTTCTACCTTTATTCTTATTAGTTAGCCCACGCTTTTGATTATCAGACCAACCTTCTCTGTTCTTTTTATTCTTCTGACCTATGCCTTGCAATCCTTGTTCTTCGTGTTTCCTACGCTTCCAATCTGAATAGGTCTCATCTTCTCTTATATCAAACTCTCGATTCATCTAACACCTTCTCTAATACCTTGAGACTAACAGTAAAGTTATTTACAAAAGATAACTCATCAAAGAAATCAACAGGCACTAATAAACAATGTGCATACCATTTACTTCCTGAGTTATTCTCATTTTCTATCTTTACAGATTTAAACTTGTTCTCTTTTATCCAAGTTAGTAAATATGGTTGTAGCAATCTTGGTTTCCAATATCTTACAAAGTTTGTAGGATAACTCCAATACATTAAAAAGTCTGCAAAGGTTTTCATTTGACAACCAATCTGCAAGTCTCCATTCTCTTGTTCAATAAGATATTCCAAAGCTATGTTCCTAGTTTCATCTATCTGCGTATCTGTTTTAACTTCTATAAAGTTAGAATCAAGTTCATTATTAAATACCCAAATGTCTGCACCTTGTAGTTGTTCTTCTATTCGAGTTGGTCTTGCGTGATACTTGTTACCTTTGCCGTCAGTAATAGAATTGTAATGAGCAAGTATTAACTGCTCTCCAATCTTACCTATGCTATCTTGTTCTTTAAAATTAAAAGCCATAGTTCCAACAATGTTCTGAAGCGTACCAATGCTTACCCTTACCGTCATTATAAAAGAGCCACTTAGCTACTTTGATATTCAGCAAAGGATTCGTTCTACTTCCTGTAAATTTTAATTTATCTTCTAACCAAGCCCAAGTGAAATCATTGAATTGAAATAATCCAATATCAGATGAGCCGTCCTTATTTATATTCTTAGCAAATGGCTTACCACGAGACTCGCAGTAAATCATTAGACTAGCTTGTAATACATCTTCTTCTTTAAAGTGTGTTTGCAATATAGGTAGCCATTGTTGTACAACTTGTACCTTCTCGTATTGTTCCCTGCAATTCAAAAAGTTATCCATATCACTCGCACTCGGTGGCATAGATAACAAACAAGCAATCACACCTTCAATTATTAATGAAGGCATTTAACTCCTTTAACTATTTATTTTTTGTAAGTCGGTCTGTTTAGAATATCTATACAAACAATTTCTGTTATCGCAAAACAAACTACCACGATATGTGCTAAGCTGTTTTCCACAGAACATACAACTTGTTCCTTTTACTTTCACAAAAGTATTATAAATCATAAATTGACGAATTTGTGATTTTAAATAAAAAAAAGACCTTAGATACTAGCAATAGCTTCTAAGGTCTTTTTATTATGCCTTGATGTGATTAATAAGTTTTCTTCTACCTGCTTTACCTGAGCCTTTACGGTCATCAACATTGAACATATTTACATCAAGTTCGATAGTAATTGTATCTTCTTTTTTTACATCTTCTAATGCTTTTGTAACATTAACCCAAAGAGTATTGCCATTTACATCTAATACTAATTTTTGTTGATGTCCATAAGGTGTTTCAGCATAATATTTGTTAGTTACAATACCTGTAATTTCTTGAACACCATTCTCTAAAGGTGTAATTTTAGCTTTTTGGAAGTTTTCTAGTTCTTCACTTGTAGCTCTTGCAGGAAGTAATACTAAATATTCTGCATACTTTAGGTATTCTTCGTGTTCTTTATCTGATTGTATTTGTTGGTTTTCCCATTTTTTAACAGTAGTTAAAGCTCTATATTCAACTTTATCTCCCCAACACTTGTAGCAAGTACCGTGATAATCTGTGTAGATTCCTGTACCAAAACATCTAGTACATTCAAACTCTACATAAGGCATTAGTTTTCCATTTTTATTAGGACGATAAACTAATTTAAACTCAGTTCCTAATACTTCTGATTTGTATGTTTCATTCATACTCTAATTATATAATCAAAGATTATAAATGCAAGTATATTTTAGAAATTATATTGAATTATTCCACCAATAAGAATGACTATAAATGTTGCAGTTGCGAGTAATTCCTGCCTTGAAATCTTAGTATTGACCTTCTCGTGTAGTTCATCAATACGAGAGTTAATCTTATCTTGTCCTTCTAATACAAGCATTAACATCTCTTTTTGGGTCATACCATTGTCTGCCATTAGTTTTCCTTACAACAATCGCTACCGTGTTCGCAGTTACAAATCTGCACAAAAGAGCCGTCATCTTTTTGAGTTACCATACACATTTTATCAACCAAATATACAAGTAAAAGTTCTATCAGCAGTTTCAGTACCGTCAGAACGAACTCTTATATATCCCATACTTAAAAAATCAAAGTCATTTGTAAATACTAAAGAGTTAGCAGTAAAATCTACTTCTTTAGTATTACCATTTTCATCAGCTATATCGTAAAAAGTAGAGTTGTCCATACTAAATTGTATTTTAAATTTACTAGCTGACATTGAAGCAGGTTGTAATATTGCTCTTAATTTATTACCTTGCATATCAACACTTGTGCTATTTCTATTATCTTCAGATACATCAATGGTCAAAGTATCAGAATGATTTTTTAATCTACTGTACGGCTCACTTGGTTGTACCATTATTTTCTAAATCCAATCGTTACTAACCATATAACTAATGTTATTACTGTTGCGTAAAAAGTTATTACCTGTGCTTGTCCTGTCAAAGTCAATGTCGCAATCGCTAGACCACTCAATGTCCAAGCAAGGTTAAGTGTTTCTTTTACTGCTTCTACGCACCAAGACCACAATTTCTTTATCAACTAAATCTCCTTACAAATGATACGATATTCACAATTACCGTTGGCAAGATTACTTCTTGTGCCTTCTCTTTGGTATCTTGCGTCATATCATTCGATATGTTTGCTAAATTTATTGCGTCTAGTTCAACATCTATAATAACACTAAAATCTCCTGAGACTAGAGATTCAAAAGCAATCTCTGTTTGTACATCAGCAAGTGTGTAATCTTCTACATCTTTGTTTTCAATAGCTCGTTCTACAAACTCATCTACTGCTTTAGCTACTGTTGAATCTGTTTTAACTGCTTCAGCTAATACTTCAACATCTCCTTTTTCTTCAAAGTTAAATACTTCAGCAACAACTTCTATTTGTTCTTCTGTTAATTCTTCTTCTTGTGCAATCTCTATTACTTGTTCAACAACTTCTTCTATAACTTCAAGTACATCTTCGCTAACCAAGTCAAGATTTTCCACTCCGACATCAACCACTTCTGTAAGAACTTCGATAACTTCATCTGTTTCCAATTCATCAACTTCAACTTCCTTAATGTTCTCTATTACTTCTTGTACTTCTTCAATATCGACTTCAGTTGTGTTTTCAACCACCACATCTCTGTCGATATCATCTTCAATAATTTCTTCAACTATATCTTCCTTTATTGGCTCTACTACTTCTTCTTCAATAATAATTATAATTTCTTCAGGTATCTCTACATCAATTACTTCTTCTTCAATGGCATAAACTTCTTCTAAGTTCTGTTCTTCAATCTCTTGTATGGTATCAATAAGCTCTTTTACTTCTTCTTCAGGCATATCTAGTTCTTCTAAGTCAATAGATTCTTCCAACTCTCTTTGTATCTCAGATTCTTTTTCAGCTTCAATTCGTGCAAGTTCTTCTTCATACTCTTTAAGTTCCCTTGCTTCTCGCTCAGAATCAAGCTCATAAATACCTGTTTCAGCAAAGTTCTTATCTTTTTCTTCTTGTATAAGGCGTTCTTCTTCTAAGCGTAAGCGTTCTTCTTCTTCAGCTTTTAACTTGGCTTCAAGTTCTTCACGCTCTTGGCGTTGTGCGTCAGTTTCTCTGATACCTGTTTCTTCAAAGTTTTTATCTCGTTGTCTATCACGCTCTATACCGTCTCGTTTTTCTTGTTCAGCTTTTTCTTTTTCAATCCTTATAGCTTCTTCTCTAGCTTCACGCTCAGCTTTTTCCTTAGCTTCTCTCTCAGCTCTCTCATCATTAGTTTCATAAAGACCTGTTTCAGCATAGTTTTTTTCTATTTCTAATTCGTCTTGTGTTTTTGGAATTGTTGTTGTTGTCGTAGTTGTTGTCGTACTAGATGTTGTTGTAGTAGATGTAGTAGTGGTACTTGTCGTAGTGCTAGAAGTAGTAGAAGTAGTAGTAGTCGTTGCATTAGTGCCGTCATCATATACATAGTATAAATCATCAACAAGTACATAATCGCTAAAGTTCATTTCAATACGCCAAATGGTATAACCTTCAGGTGCAGTATATGACTCATCAAAGTCTTGATAACCACTTGCTATTGAGTAAGTAACCCAATCAGGATTAGAAGAATTACCGTCTGCGTCTTTTATAAATACGTTGTAGTGCCATTCATAATTTACTGCACCTACTTTAAATCCTATTTCTGTAATATCGTTTTCTGAAAAAGTAATTTGTAGCATACGATTACTAACGCTATTGATATTGTAATTTATTGAATAGCCTGTACTACCGTATTCTCCTGCCCACGTATTGTTTATTTCATAGTTGGTACTTGTATCATTACTTAATGACCAATTCGTTACGCTTATAGTTGATTGCGTAAAACCATTCTCGTCAAATGGCTCATCTACCTGTGTTTCAACTGCTAATGCAGGTATTGGAACTGCAATAAAGCACACAGAAGCAATACAAAGTAACTTCCTTAGGTTGAACACCTTTTATTTATTATCGAATGTCTGCTTTGGTTTATATTGTTCTAAGCCGTTTTGTACAACTGCTAAGCCTGAACTCAAAAACGCAACACCAATTAATTCAATCATATTTGCGTCAATGATTCCTGATGAGTTAGCTAGATACAAAGAGATTGCAGATTGCAACCCTGTTCTAAAAGCCTTAGATAAAATAAATTTCCAATATTCTTTATTTTTCACTATTCTTCTTCCTTCTTATTTTTTGGGTTGCTAACTAATACCTTACCATAAATTCTGCAATTTTTATTTACACACTTAAATCCAACTTTAAAAAGTTGTGTGGCTTGGTTACAAATATGACAATGAAGTATCAAATTGTCCTTTGATTAGGTAATGTTCTTGCCTTCTAGTTTAGCAAGTAGTTGTATCATCATTCCCTTAATCTCAGATATATCTTCTTTTACAAAGTCAGGGTGTATCATCTCAGGTGGAGAATCGTTTGATATTGGTTTATCTACATTAATACTTTTAACAGTAATGCTTACTTCTTTACCTGCTTGTAATGGCTTAGCAACTTTGTCATACATTTTCTTGTAGGCTTCTCTTGACCTGCCAATCATACCGTCTTTACCTAAGTCAAGGTCTTGTTGAGTATTTCCTGTGAGAATACAACCTGCCGTATGCTCATCTGTGTTGCCTGAGTGTATAAGTATGTATTTAAAGTTTGGAACATCTTGTAATTCCAACATTCCATAATGTGTATTTCCATATCTAGCTTTGTATCTAGTGTGAAATCCACCTTCTTTACGAAACTTTATGTCGTAAGTTCCTTCAGGTATTGCAGTTTCGCCATAGACTTTAACATCTCTTACTTCATCTTCTAAGGTATAACACTCAAATACACCGTCAATAAATAAGAGTCCATTAGTTGCGTCCTCTCCAAATTGTATTCTTAGTAAATCAAGTTTCATTATTTAAACTTTTTCTTTTTCCATATAACATTAGCATAATGATTTATTGCAAATCTACCAAAACTACTTTGTTCTTGTATGTAATAATCTTCATCTGCAAAACTTTCACTAATAGCTTCCCAGTTATCTCTTTTAAAAGGTATTACTTGTGCTAAAGGTGTTCCGTGTTTAACTATCCCTTTATGATTTTTAGAAATCCAAACAGGTAAAGCAAATGCAGATATGTTTGTATCAGTATCAACAACACCTGCAACTGCTTTAAATGGTAACTTATTATATCCAATAGGACTAATAATTAATGATGAATAACCTTTAGGAGTAATTGGAATCCGATTATACATATATTTTGCAACTCTTGGATAGTAACCGTAAGGCGTTTCAATATTTTGTGTATGTTCAGCGTGTGGCTCAAATACTGTTTCTTGTGTTTTCCAACTTAAATCCCAATTATTATTTTCGTGTTTTAATAAAACATCGTATTGAGTTTCAATAATATAACCTAAACCCATAGCGTCTAACATTGGAATACATTTTTTAAAAGTACCATTTGTTAAATTTGCAGTTATATTTAATTCATTTTGCTTTTCTATATCTCCAAGAATTTGATTATCTTTGTACCAAGTAGGTAATAATTTACTAGCAGGCAAAGGCATTTGGTCTAAAGTTTCGTATTTTTTTTGGATAGCTTTAAATATAATTTTTTTCATAAAGCTATATTAATAAATTGAATAACTTACTCTACTAATTCCCAAATTTCCAAATCAGTATTGAATTCGTATATATCCCAACTTGTTGTTTCTTCATTCCATTGAAGCCCTTGATTGTCGGCATAAGTCGGCTCGTCTACAGGTGCTTTCCAATGACCTAAGTTACCTATAGTGCTATCCCATATCCAACTATCGTGAGGTTTAGGTGGTAAAAATATATCGTTAGTAGCGTCATAAGTTCCACCTATACCTGCGTAATTTCCTCTAAATGCTTTAGTTTGGTCATCACTTGGCTCTCCAGTTTCTTGATTATAATGTACGTTATCGTAAGTGTTATAACTAGTTTGCAAGCAGGTTAAATTTTCTCTTTTAGTTTGGTAATATTGTTCCCAAGAATCAAAACCAGTAGGCAATTGCTCGTTTTCATTTTTACCAGTAATTACTTCTACTACAATATTATTTTCGTCTATAAATGCGTAATGTCCCATTATGCTCCAAATTGTACTGTATCAGTACCAGCCGTAAAAGTTACTATTTTTTCGTGGTTAGCATAATCTAAATCTTCGCTAAAAGTTAATCCGCTAGCGTTATTGACGTTCCAATCTAAAGGTATTCTGCATATTACTACGCCACTACCACCAGCACCAGATACGGCACTACCATTAGCGCACGCTCCACCACCGCCACCACCTTTATTAGCTGAACCAGAAGTAGAAGTTACCGCAGAAGTACCCGCTCTTGCTCTACCGCCACCCCAAGTAGTAACGCCACTACCATTAGAAGTTGTATCATTGTTAGAACCAAAACCACCACCGCCACGACCTACTGAAGTTCCTGTGATAGATGATGATAAACCGTCGCCACCGTCATAAGCTCCACCGCTACACCCAGCTTCCTCGCCTACTTCATTAGCACCACCGCCACCGCCACCACCTAAATAGTGATTAGGACAAACTCCGGGTCCATAAAGACCGTTTCCACCACGATAACCTTGATTAGCAGTACCACTACCACGACCACCGCCGTATGCCGTTCCTCCACCACCAGAGCCACCTGTACGACCAGAGCCAGATTGTGAGCCACCGCCACCGCCACCAGTAGAAGTTATGGAAGCAAAAACTGAATCACTACCATTATTACCTAGTGTTGCAGAAGTAACCGCAGAGCCACCTCCACCAACTGTAACTGTGTAATCGGTGTTTGGATTAATAGTTAAAGGAGTTTCAGTAGAAGCACCGCCACCAGAATTTTCACTTGCGTATGAATTACGATAGCCACCTGCACCACCACCTCCACCGCCTTGAATATTTCCGCCACCGCCAGAGCCACCTCCAGCAATAACTAAATATTGAACAGCATATTCTTGTAAAGACCAACCATTACGACTTTGTAAATCAATTATGTCATTAACTTCAAATATACCGCTATTTTGTGCGGTGTTTTCTGCGGGTAATTGCCCTGTATATCCAAAATCACTTGGCATTAAAAACTCCTTTTATGTAGTTATTTCTAAAACGGATAAGTACGCTTCTAAATCTCCAGAAGCACTTACGCCTTGTATTTTAATAACTTCGCTTTGTTCTAATACTATTTTAGAAGTACCTGCTAACTCTAAAGAGCTATCGGCAGGCACGGTTATTGTATGTGCAATTTCTGCCTTTTTGGTTGTTCCGTCACTTTGATAAATAGTACAAGTAACTTGGTCATCATTAGTTCCGTCTATATTAGTTACTCTTAAACTTAGACAGATTGCTACATCACCAGCACTAGACGGAGCAGTATATAATGTTTGTTCCGAACTTGTTATTGCAATACTTGACGTATTAAATGTTTCAGCCATTTTTCCTTCCTTAACTTAATGCTATTACTAATCCTAAACTTACACCAGCTGAGGACAAGTTAGCAATATCTTGAGCGGTCGTTTTTTTTATATTATTACTATCGGAAACATCTCCAATAATAATTTCATCGCTACCAACTACTGTAGCAGAAGTTTGTCCATTTATATCTACTGCAAGAGATACTGCTCCAGAAGTTCCACCACCAGTAAGACCAGCTCCAGCAGTTACACCAGTAATATCGCCCTCGCCAATAAAATTTTGCCAAGCTGAGCCGTCATAAAATTGTAAAGTATTGGTATCTTTTAAGAAACAAAACATTCCTTCTTCTGCTGAAGTAACTTGTGAGTCTCTTGCAGTTGAATCATCAAATCGCATAACGACTTGTTCTTGTAGGTATGAATTGAAATCAGAAGCATTAACTAAGTCTCCTGTACTCCAAACTTTAAAACCTGCCATTAATAAATCTCCTTTTTACTAAGCATAAACAAATCTAGTACCTTCTCCAAGTTTAGCTTGACCTAATATCCAAGCCGAGCTTCCTGCTGGACTTAATGTAGCCGTCCAAGACCAAGTTTGGCTTGAAGCATTGACATTATGAGTTATAGATTCAATCCATAGCTCGTCAGTAAAGCTACTGTTGTCCACATTGACTATCTTAACA